ACCAAGAATACAGTAATCCGAAAAGTTCATAATCCCCTTTCTAATTGCAGCAACTTTAACAATCACATGATGTGTGATCGCTAACATTGCTCAGCTAGATAAGGCTCCCATTGGCTGTCCAACAGAATAACGAACAGTGTCAAACTGACACCGAAAGTTAGGATATCAATTTATGTCTAATAGTGCTTTCCAGGGTAATCTAAATCCAACCAGGTCCAAGATCTGGACCTGTAAGTCAATAGGTAAACGATCTGTGGCGGCACTAAGATCATAACCGTAGAATGTCTTCCCCTTGCATCTAGCAAGGAGATCATTAAACGGTTTTAGTTGATCAAAAGTACCGTCATTCCCTGCAAGCTCTTTCAACTTATTAAAGAGAAAGAGATGCAAGGGTTTAAGACAAGTCTGGATTCAGTAAGAGGTGATAGCTATCACCCTCGCTTTACCAGCCTGGTCATAAACAACAGATAATCTACCATTGACAAATGGTTTGATAATCCCTAGGAATACTAGAAGATAATAAATAGGACCAAACAGTGTTATCACTAGAACTAGATATAGGATAAGACCTATATTCAGTCTAAATAACAAACTGTAAAATACCGCTCATAACTGGGATGGAGAGTGTAATAATGCTAATGCATCATTAATACTTCCCATACCAGCAATGATGGTATTAGGCCCAGATGCCTCGCTTCAGAAAAGGGAGCACCTGCTATTCTTAGTATATGACGAGTACAGTCCAAGCTCCTTTAGTGATTTAACCATAATGGTCTGGTCGAGAGTTTTGACCAGTCCACTAAAGGGCGCTATAACTGTACTTACACTAGGTTCTACCTTGGTAGGGAAAACCCGGTGTATGCTAAGAATGGATAACAAGGCACCTACAACAAGCTTCTTGAAGTCAAGACTATAATCTTTAAGAATTATGTCTCTGATTTCAATAGGAATTATTGTAGGCCACCCGTGTTTGTCCGTCTTCACAAAGACAGAGGAGCTCTTCACTACCTCGTTCTCTGCTAGGATCCGAACTACAATTCTAAGCACCTCTTTAAGGTAC